CGGCGCAGGGCCGCGAGGATCAGCAGGGCCTCGGCGAGCAGCGCCCGCCGATCGCCCGAGACCGCGCGGGCGAGCAGGGCCCGGATCCGCCGCTCGGCCTCCTCGTACCGAGCGACGAGCGCGAGCAGCTCGCGCTCCGCGGGCAGGGCGGCCGGGTTCACTTCTTGACAGGAGCGGCTATGCCGATCGCCTCGAGCGCCTCGGCGGCGTCGGCGGGCACGTCGACACGATCACCGGCGTAGTGGGTGGTCGCCGAGGCGGTGACCACGCCCTCCGCGGCGAGCGCCTCGGCGTCCGGGCAGCGCAGCCCGTACTGCGGGTCGAGGTGGACTTCGGTGTTCTCGTTGAGGACGATCCTGGTCATCAGAGGGCTCCTGCGATGCGAACGATCGCGGTCGGGTTCGGGGCGAGCACGTCGGCGCGGAGCGTGCCGCGCATCTCGCTCATGTCCTGGTTGAACAGCCTCGAGCGGTCCAGCTCGATCGTCGCGTCGCTACGACTGACGACGACTACCTGGCCGACGTCGTAGACGTAGATCGAGGACGCCGTGGTAGCAGTCCCCTGGGTCTCGGTGACCGAGAGCTGCGAGGAGATGTAGACCGGCACGCCGAAGATGCTCGGCGCGGTCGAGGCGGCCCCGTCGCCGAGCAGCGGGCGGCCCGTCGTGTCCTTGAGCTTCCTCATCGTGTTCCAGGTCCGGGGCGCCATGACGATCGCCCCGGCGCTCGCGTTGGCGGCCTCGAGCAGGGCGATCGCGTCGGCGATCGCGTCGAGGTTCGTGATCGCGCCGCCGTTCGCGCCGCCGTGCGCGATCGTCTGGATGCCCGCGACGTTCTTGAGCCCGCGGATCTCGGGCGCGGCGCCCGTGCCCTCGAAGCCCGCGAGGTCGAGCCGGGCGGCGAGGATCGTCGCGAGATGACCGTTCAGCACCTCGACGATCGAGGGGTCAGAGTCGTCGACGACCTCGTTCGAGAGCTGCGTGAGCGCGGCGATCTTGCGCGGCACGCCGGTCAGCGTGACGAGCGTCGGATCGCTCGGCGTGATGGCCTGCGCCTCGTTGAAGAACCCGGGCGTCACGTCGCCCGTGAGCCGCGGGAACTCGACGGAGTCGCGGTCGGTCGGGATCACCCGGACGCCCGAGCGCAGCAGCACGCTCGCCGGCCGCAGGCGATCGAAGACGAAGCGACTGAGCTCGTTGGGCGCGATCGCCGCCGCGCTCGTGGTGGTCAGCGCTCGCGACTCGCCCTTCGCGACGGAGCGGATGGCGTCGAGCACGCGCGTCTCGACGGTGGGCTCTGAGGCGGCGGCGCGGTCCTCGACCGCGAGCCCCCCGGTGTTGCGGTCTTCGGTGCGCATCGTGTCCTCCTGCCGACCCTCGTCGGCCGTCGTGTTGTCGGGTCGGGTGCGGAGCTCGACGCTCGCGTCCGGGTAGGCGCCGTAGGTGGCGACCGTCACGTCGTGGAGCTCGGCGATGGTCTCGACCGTCCGGGTCTCGCCCTCCCACGACTCCTGGCCGACCTTGAAGCGGAAGGACGCGCCGTCGATGTCGCCGCGGCGCACGGCCTCGCGGACGTTCTCCCCGAGCGGCGAGTCCGGGAGGTCGGCCTCGAAGCGCAGCCCGCGCTGCTCGTCGTGCAGGCGCAGCGTGCCGGACTTCGACCGGGCGAGCACCTGCGAAGGGTCGTGGTTCAACAGGCATCGAACATCGGAGCCGAGCACGGCGGCGAAGGCGCCCGGGGCGATGCGCTCGCGGAAGCCGCCGAGGTCGGCGGACTCGACGCCGTAGACCGCGGCGTACCCGTGGAGGGTGCGCCCGCGGGCGTCGAGCGACTCCACGTCCACGTCGATCGTGCGCTGCTCGGGTGCCTGGGGATGGGTTGTGGTCACGGTTGCCTCCTAGGCGTCGTAGAAGTAGATGCGCACGAAGCCGCGATCCGAGCGGTCCTCGATGTTGCGCGCGCGGCGGGTCGTCGCCTGCCCGCCCTTGATGAAGGTGAGGTCGTCGCCGCTCGAGACAGCGATCCGCGAGGGGATGACCAAGCGCGTCACGACGAGCTGCTCGACGGTCCCGCGGCCGGTCTCGACGATCACGTTCTCGGTCGCGTAGGCGGGCACGTTGCCCTGCCAGCGCACGGCGCCGGGCACTGCGACGTTGTTGAGATCGTCCCAGCCCTCCTGGCGGCGGACCTCGGTCAACGTCGCGTTGACCGGCGGCAGCGAGGCCATCAGGCCCTGCCGTTGCCGTTGGCGCTCGGCGCGAGCGCGGGTCGGCCGGCGGCGCTCGGCGCGAGCACGGGGGCGGGTCGAGAGGACGCTGGCCGCGGCTCGAGGTTCTCGAGGCGCCGGACCTCGTCGCGGTCCATCCACCCGGTCACCGGGTCGAGCGCGAGCGTGTAGACCGCGGCGCGCGTCGAGCTGTCGGCGCGCAGCAGGGCGTCCATAACGAACTCCGCGTAGAGCGGGCCGGGGAACAGGTCCTCGTCGGCCGAGAGCGCCTGCTCGATCGCCACGAGCCACGGGCGGAGGCTGTAGGTCACGAAGGCGAGCGCCTGCGACTCCGTGTTGCTGTAGGTCATGGAGTCGCCGCCGCTGGCCCCGATCAGCCACGGCGGCACCCGGAAGATGCGCGCGACCTCGGTCGCCGAGAGCTGGCGCTGCTGGAGGAACTGAGCGTCGTCGGGCGACATGCTGATCGGCGTGAACTCGACCTCGCCGGTCACGACGGCGATCCGGTGCGCGTTGGCCGCGCCCCGGTGCTTCGACTCCCAGCCGGTGCGGATCGCCTCGGCCTGCGCCTCGGGGGCGCCGAACTGGTTGAGGCGCAACAGCCCGCGCGGGGTCGCATCGTTCTCGAAGAACGTCGCCGCGTGCTTGGCGAGGCGGTCGGAGAGCCCGAGCGCGACGGCGCACGAGCGCACCGGCGAGAGGCCGGCCACGCCGTCGGTCGAGAGCCCCTTGACGTGGATGATGTCCTCGATCCCGTGGACGGACTTCTCGCCCTTCGGCCCCGAGACCGTGTAGCGCGGCCGGCCGGCCTTGATCTCGGGCACGACGCGCTCGGGATGTAGGAGCGCGAGCTGGTCGACCCGGCCCGAGCCGTCGCGGAACTTGCCGAGGTAGGCGTTGCCGTGCAGGTTGAGGTGCGCGACGAGCTGGCCGATCAGGTCGGCCGTGGTCGTCGCGGGCGCGGGTCGGCGAAGCAGCTCGGCGGTGTTCCCCTCGATCCGCGAGCGCCCGGCCTCGGTTCGGCGGTAGACGTGGACCGGGAGCGACGCGGCGGCGTCGGCGAGCGCGCGAACGCAGGCGTAGGCGTCGGTGATCGCGAGCGCTCCGTTCGGCGTGACGGCCCCCGGCGGCGACGAGAGCATCGGCGCCGGGACGTTCTGGGCAGTGAGCGTCCGCTCCTCGGCCTTGCGGCCGGCGCCGAGCCCGAAGTAGCGGAGGACCCCCACGGGGGGGGAGTCTAGACTAAAGCTCAGGTAGAGAGTGAGTGTTGTAGAAGCCCCCGCACCCACGAGGATCCGGCCCGGCTACTCGGGCCTCGTCGCCTTCTGCGAGCGGATCGGCGAGCCCCTCGCCCCCTACCAGCGCCGGATCGCTCGGATGCACTTCGGCCCCGAGCGCGAGATGGCCGCGATCCTGCCGCGCGGGAACGCGAAGACGACGCTCGCGGCGCTGATCGGTCTGCACCACCTGCTCACGGTCGACGGCGCCGCGGTGACGGTCGGGGCGGCCTCACGGGATCAGGCGCGGATCTGCTTCGAGCGCATGCGCGGCTTCGCCCGCCACCCGGCGCTCGAGGACCTGCTCGTCGTCCGCCACCTGGAGCTACGTCACGAGGACGATGTGGGCGACCTGCGACTGCTCCGCGTCGTCGCCTCGGACGGGCCGCGCGCCCACGGGCTCTCAAGCTCCCTCTACATCGGCGACGAGGTCTGGGCCTGGAAGACCGACGATCTGCTCGAGGCGATGTTGACCGGACTCATCAAGCGCGCCGACGCGAAGCTGCTCATGATCTCGACCGCGGCAGCGCTGCTCGACAGCCCGCTCGGGCGCCTGCGCGCGAGGGCGATGGCGCAGCCCACGGCGAAGCGGAAGGGCCCGGTGGTCGAGGCGCGCGGCGAGCTGGCCTGGATCGAGTGGTCCCTCCCCGAGGAGGCGTCGCTCGACGACATGGCCGCCGTCAAGCGCGCGAACCCGGCGCCGTGGATCACGCGGGGGGACCTGCGGCGCCAGCGCGGGGCCGTCGCCGAGCTGCCCTTCGCACAACTTCACGCCGGGCGCTGGGGCGCGCGGGAGGGCGCGTGGCTGCCCGCCGGTGCCTGGCAGGCGTGCGCCGGGAACGCGACGATCGAGGACGGCGAGCACGTCTGGCTGGGCGTCGACGTAGGCGGGTCGCGCGCGGCGTCCGCCGTCGTGGCCGTGACCGCGGACCTGCGGGTCGAGACGACCGTGTTTCAAGGAGATGGAGCCGTGCTCGAGGTCGCCGAGCACGTCCGCGAGCTGGCCGGCCGCCACACGGTGCGCGAGGTCGCCTACGACCCGTGGCGGTTCCGCTCGGAGGCGCTGCGGCTCGAGGAGGCCGGCCTGCCAGTGGTCGAGTTCCCGCAGTCCACCACGCGCATGGTCCCGGCGAGCGAGAGGTTGTACTCCGCCGTGGTCGAGCGCCGGCTGACGCACTCCAACGACCCGGCGCTGAACGCCCACGTCGCCGGGGCGATCGCGAAGCAGACCCCGCGCGGGTGGCGGCTCGACAAGTCCGAGCGCGCCGCGCAGATCGACGCCGTGGTCGCGCTCGCGATGGCCCTCGAGCGGGCCGAGCAGCCGGCGCGGCCCGCTCGCCTGGTCGGCTGGGTGTAGATCGTGCCGCCGCGCCCGTGCCTGACATGCGGGGCGCTCACGAGCGGCTCCTACTGCCCGGCGCATCGGCCGGCGAGCGGGTCGCCGCCCGGCACGCGCGCTTGGCGCCGGCTGCGCGAGGCGGTCCTGCGCCGCGACGGCTACGCCTGCGTCCGCTGCGGATGCCGGGATGGTCTGGAGGTCCACCACAGACGGCTACGCGCCCACGGTGGGCGCGACGAGCTCGACAACCTCGAGACCCTGTGCGGCACCTGCCACCGGGGGCAGCACGCCCCGGAGCCGCCGAGAGTGACCACGCCGGTCGACTGAGGCGGGGCCGTTTTTGCGCAGCGCACTACGGCGGGGGTGCCGGGCGCAGTCTCAAAGAAACCCGGATTGATGCCCGCTTGATGCCCGCTCGACCGTCGTCGCGGGCTCCCTTCACGGCGAAACCCCCGTCTGAGCGGGGGTTTCTTCGAGTAGCGGGGGCGGGATTCGAACCCGCGACCTTCGGGTTATGAGCCCGACGAGCTACCAGACT